GAATCAGTAGCAGATTCGGTTGGTTCGTTTATCAATAGCAATGGTCTCAAGTTTCACCATTCTGGGCATTTGCAGGCCAATGCGGCGCACGCAGCAGACCAACTTGGTATTAGCAGGGACAGCACGACAACTATGCCTTTGGTGCCGATTCTTGATTATCCAAAACTATTTGCTCCTATTGATATTGGAATTGTTCCGCTGAATGATGTGCAGTTCAATCATGCAAAGTCATTTATCAAAGGACTTGAGTATGTCGCTGCTGGTGTTCCTTTTATTTCCTCTTGGTCTCCAGAGTATGAATTCATGGCTAACCACGGAGTTGGAAGAGTAGCAAGGAACAAGAGTGAATGGGAATACCATTTGAGCGAACTTATGGACCCAATCATGCGCCGCGACGAGGTTGAAGTAAACCTTGAGAATGTAAAGAATCTCTTTACCATGGAAAAGCGCGGACCTGAATGGAATTATGTTTATCGCTCAATACTAGAAGGTGCGGAGAATGCATGACATCTCTTGGACCTTTGGGATAATCACTATTTATGAGGACAAGAATCGCCTTAATCAAATAGTTGAGAACATCCGCAGTCTTAGCATCCCTGAATACGAAATACTTTTCGTTGGTGGTGGCGATTCATCTGGAATAGAAGGTGAAGACATTGTCAAGATTGACTTTGACGAGTCGGTAAAGCCAAGATGGATTACCCGCAAGAAGAACATTCTTGTTCAGAAAGCAAAATACGAGAACATCGTGTTGATGCATGACTATCACATTTTTGATAATGCTTGGTATGAAGAGTTTAAGAAGTTTGGGACAGATTGGGAAATATGTTCGTGTCCGCAGTATTTAATCACTGGCGCACGCAACCCAATGGACTGGTCTCTATGGGACAAGCCAGGACACGGTAGGGCTTGGTCTCTTGACTATAACGACTGGACCCAAACGCAGTACATGTATATCTCTGGTGGATTCTTTATGCTAAAAAAGCATGTAATGCTAGAGGAGCCACTTGACGAGTCACGAGGCTGGAACGAAGAGGAAGATGTTGAGTGGTCAATGCGCGTACGGAATAAATATGTGATGAAATGCAACGGTAAAAGTATCGTTCGCCACAACAAGTGGCACAGACATGCAGGACCAAACCCACATGAAAAGTAACTTCCTTGTAATATTTGACCTTGATGGGGTTCTAATTGAATCACGGGATGTCCACTATGACTCGCTTAATATCGCCCTAAGCAGGATTGACCCAAAGTATGTCATTACTCGGGATGAGCATTTATCCAGATATGACGGACTAGGCACCACAACGAAGTTGAAGATGTTGACGCTCGATAAAGGACTTCCAGAATCAACGCACCAAAAAATATGGGAAGATAAGCAAGAGGCGACGCTTAAGATATTGGCGGAGTTTCCGAAGAACTATGTAGCGATTGACATCATGCAGACCCTGAAAGAGCGCGGCTGGAAAATAGCGGTAGCCAGCAATGCGATTAGGGACACGGTAATCACAGCGCTTGATGCCATCGGTGTCCTCAAGTATGTCAGTTACATCATGAGCAATGAGGATGTTAAGCACCACAAGCCACACCCAGAGATGTACTGGCAGTGCATAGTCTCCCTTGATTCAACCCCTGCGAATACTATAATCGTCGAAGATTCACACATAGGCAGAGAGGGAGCGTTGAGTTCTGGCGCAAATCTTTTTGCAATTAAAAACGCTGATGACCTAAATAAGTTAAGCCTTATGAAGTTTGTTGACGAGATTGAATCGCGTGGGAAAAAGCCAGTTGCTTGGAGGAACGAAAAGATGAATGTACTGATACCAATGGCTGGCGCTGGCTCGCGCTTTGCGCAGGCTGGGTACACATTCCCAAAGCCACTTATTGAGGTAAATGGCAAGCCAATGATTCAGGTGGTTGTTGACAACCTTAATGTTGACGCGCACTTCATCTTCTTGGTTCAAAAAGACCACTACGAGAAATACAACCTAAAGCAGGTTCTCAACCTCATAAAGCCAGGATGCGACATCGTTCTAGTTGATGGAATGACGGAAGGGGCTGCCTGCACAACCCTGCTGGCTTCGCACCTCATCGATACTGACGCACCACTGCTCATGGCTAACTCCGACCAAGTTGTTGAATGGGATAGTAATGAGTGCCTTTATGCCTTTGGTGCTGACGAGATTGACGGCGGAATCCTGACATTCAAAGCAACCCACCCAAAATGGTCCTATGCAAAACTGGGAGATGATGGCTTCGTGTCAGAAGTGGCAGAGAAGAACCCAATCTCAGATAATGCCACCGTTGGAATCTATTACTGGAAGCACGGTTCTGACTATGTCAAATATGCAAACCAGATGATTGAAAAAGACATCAGAACAAACAACGAGTTCTATGTTTGCCCTGTATTCAATGAAGCGATTCAGGACGGAAAAAAGATTAGGATTAAGGAAGTTCCCAAGATGTGGGGAATCGGAACACCTGAAGACCTGAACTACTACTTGGAGAACAACAAATGAGCAAGGACAAAGACGATTACTTGGGAATGCAGAATTCATATTATGACGAATATGCAGCAAAGTGGTCTCTTGATTTTAGGGACCCAGTAGTCGGCTCGTACGACGCTCACAACAACTGGTCAGACTATGACAATTTCTTATTCAAGGACTTTGACACAAATGGGCTTGTAGCACTTGAGTACGGATGTGGCCCTGGAAGAAACCTAGTCAAGTTCTCAAATCGTTTTGCTCGGGTTGATGGGATAGATATTTCTCATGTGAATATTGAAAAGGCGCGCCTGAATGTCAAGGCAAACAAAATTGCCGAACCAAACCTATATGTAACTAGTGGAGACAATCTCTCTGCGATTGCCGACGATGTTTACGATGTTGTGTTTGCCGTAATCTGCTTCCAGCATATTTGTGTTCATAAAATTAGGTTTGATATTTTGAAGGATATCTACAGGGTTCTCAAGCCAGGCGGGAAGTTATGTTTCCAAATGGGTTATGGCGGGAAGGGTGAGATACCTACTGCTGGCTACTACGACAATAATTATGATGCTGGCAGCACGAACGGTCACTCAGATGTAAGTATCCAAGATGAGCAAACAGTATTTGACGACCTAGTTGGAAAAATAGGTTTCAAAAACTTTAAATTTGATATTAGGGAAACTGGTCCTGGCGATAATCATAAAAACTGGATTTGGGTTCAGGTTGAAAAATGATTTATATATCTCATCGTGGGAATCTTCAAGGTCCTAAACCAGAACTTGAAAACACGCCTGAATACATTGATGCTGCAATAAGTCAGGGATTTGATGTTGAGGTAGATGTTTGGGCAAACCAAGACGGTTTATTTCTTGGGCACGACGGAGCACAACATCATATTGAGATTGGGTGGCTACAAGAACGCTCACAGAAACTCTGGATTCATTGCAAGAACGATGTAGCACTTGGAATCTGCAAAGACGCTGGACTGCACTGTTTCTTCCATAACACGGATGACTACACAATTACCAGTTCTGGTTATGTATGGGCATTCCCAGGAAAGCCAATTGCATCGAATAAATGCATAATGGTGATGCCAGAAACTCACTCAGAAATAAGAACACTGGACCTTGGACAGCATGCTGGTGTGTGCTCTGACTATGTAAAGAAGTTAAAGATGCCGTACCTAAGAGAAGTCGATTATCAGATGCACTTTGTGATTGCGACTCCTCTTGTCGGTTGGAAGTGCGACGCAAAAGAACACCTGAACTGGATGTCTGATAGGGCCGAAATCATGCGTAGGTTTCCCAACGCAAAATGGTTCTCGGCATTTGAACTTGACAATCGTGGCATTGAGCCGTTCGCCGAAGTGATTGATGCCCTTAAGGAAGTCAACGGAGACTACTGGACATACTCAATCAACGACATGCAAGCCAAGGTTGATTCAGGAAACAGATGGATTCGTATAGAAACTGGGCGCAATCTAATTCGTGAATTTGCGCAACGGGTGCGCATTACAAGTGGACATCATTGGGGTGAAGATTGCACAGAACTAAATCACGGAGTTGTCAACTATCAAGCAATTCTGTATGTCGATTCTGATATATCGATGGACGCAAACATTATTGAAAAGATGCTTGAAGTTGATAGACCACTCGTCGGCGCAGATGTTCCTTCGTATGCCCTGTCTGGTCCAGTTGTCTGCGAAGACCCAAGAATTGAAGAGCATTGGACTACTGCTGGAGCCCTTCTGGTAAATGCGCCAGCCTTCTATGACCTTCCTTGGTCCCACAACTCGTACCTCAATCTCAGCGATGACCCAACCTTCCAGTCAATGGCAGAACGACTAAAGCGCAGAGAAGGTACTCAAAACCTAGATTCAACATACGGAATGACATGGGTACGCAAGGATATTCAGGCCCGTCATCATGGGGTTTTGGTTCCAGTAGAAAACAGGAACATAGCCGATAGGCAAATTTAGGCAGGCTATAAGAACTATCTTTTGATTTAGTTTTATTGTATAGCGGATATGAGACTCCGCAGAGGATTTTGGATACCAGTACCAGCGCTATTTATGGCAATTTTTTTGCCAGTAATTCCTGCGTCTGCGAATGACGCCCCCGACTATTACCCTTCTGGGCAGGCTGAAGAAGTAGCCATCTCCACCGTTACTCAAGGCGGATGGGAACTATGTTACTCAAATCTTTACAATGCCTATGGCCCCTTTTCTGCAATTACAAACGCTTGCACCGATGAGTACATCATGATTGCTGGAGGACCAACTGGCGGGACAACCCTTGACCTTCTTGCTGTAGCGCCAAGAACAGATGTTTTCCAAGAAACCCCAGGCTCAAACATGTGCGGAGATAGCACAACCACAGCGCGTCTTTCAAACGGTTCTTATTGGTACTTCAACGGTTGGTCTTTTGGATTTTCTCCCAATCAAACAATTCGGCAATGTTCTGCAGATGTCCTTGACGCTTGGGGTGGCGACCTTGTTGCTGGTGCAAAACGAATGTCTTGGCATACAAATGGAGACGGTGCGTATAGGAATATAAATTCGGGTTGGCGACTTGGCGAGAAAACTGGCCTAAATGGCTCCACTGAATACACAAGATATGTATTTCAGTCTGCTGGTGCAGCCGCACCAACATCTCTTGTTGTAACAAACCTTCAAGATGATGGCAGTCTCGGGACTTTACGATGGGCAATAAATCAAGCAAACGCCCAAAGCGGTGGAATTTACGACAGTATTATTATTGAAACGCAAGGAACAATAACTCTTGCGTCAGACCTCCCAGCCATTACGCAAGGACTGTCAATCACTGGTTCTGGAATGGCAACCACAATCATTGATGGAAATGATTTGTATCGCGCAATTTATAATAATGGTCAGAGGACCATATCAATTAGTGATATGACACTAAAAAGGGGAAAGGTTACATCTGGCGGTCTTGTGTGGACAAACCAAGGAACCTTTACGGTCACGAATGTCAAGTTCTCAGATACTCCTCACTATGCCTGGTACCAGCAAAACCAAGCAGTAACGACATTTGACTCCTGTATTTTTGTTGGAAACTATGCAGGTATTCGCTCTGATTATGGAAGCACCCCAACGGTAAAGAGCCTTACAGACTCGGACTATGAAAACAGAATTTATATCAACGACTCTGAGTTTGCAAACAACACCTTTGGACTTGCCACGGAGCGTTTTGTAAAGATTGAGAACTCTGCGTTTTCTGGCAATACAGCAACTGCTGCACAACTACAAGGTCTAAACCGTCAGCAAGTATACAACTCTACATTCACCAATAATGGCACTGCGGTTTCACTAGCCTCTTGGATTCCAACAGAATGGATACCAGGTGCAGAAAACCAGTTGATACAAGGAAATTCATTTGTTGGGAACTCCTTGGCAATCCAGTTTGGAAACAGGTTTAATAACGGAGCAGAACAAAACAATGGGGTGAGCGCTAACTCTTGGTCTACTTCGCGAAACAACACCTTTGACAATAATGTCTCCACCTATTCTGGTTCTGGATTCATTGAAGACGCAAACACTGTTGTGACTACGACTACAACGACTACAACTACTACCACTACTACAACAACTACTATCCCAGAATCGCCATCAACTACTACAAGTACATCAACAACCACAACGACGGAAGTGCCGATAGCGACCATACCGCCAGTGGTTGTAGTCGTCCCCGTAGAGCCTGAGCCAGCGCCCATAATCCCAGAAGAACCCACCCCAGCCATAGAGGAGATGCTGCCCGAAGAAATAGAAGCACCATCGACAGAGCCTGAAACGGCAGTAGTAATAATTCCACCAGATGAGGTTATCCTCCCCGAAGAGGGAGAAGCAATCTCCACTGGTCAACTAGACAATATTCTTGATGATTCGTTTACCCCTAATGCCGACGCCGAAGAGGTTGGCGCCGTTCTCGATACCCTCCTTGGCGCAGAACTTACTGACGCTCAGTTTGACAATGTTCTAGAAGCCGTGTTTACTGAAGATGTTTCGGCAGATGTATTCACTGAAGCACTAACGACGATGCTGGATGCAGAAATTACTAGCGAACAGTTGACGGCAGTTTTGGATTTAGCATTCTCGGAAGATACTTCTGCTGAGAATATGGTCTCGGCTTTGGAGTCAATCTTTGATGGCCCAATTAGTGCTGGCGACTTGGACACAGTTATGAATGCAGTATTTGACGAAGATATTTCAGTTGCGGACACTATGACCGTGCTTGGAGACTTGCTTGAAACAAACCTGAGCATGTCAGAAACAGAAGCAGTCTTTGACAGTGTGTTTGACGATGACCTATCGGATGCAGAAACCATTGAACTCATCGTTGATGTATTGGCAGACGAACTCACCTCAGAGTTGTTGAACGCTGTCCTTGGTTCGGTCTTTGACGAAGAAGTAAGCAACGAGGTTTTGATTGAAACCTTCACCGCCGTCTTGGGTAACGAACTAGATGCTGAGTCGGTTGGTGTCATCGTGGATGTGTTGGAATCCGACACAATTACAAATGACCAAGTATCACAAGTCGTTGACTTGATCACAGGTCAAGAGGGTGGCATCGAAGCAGGTCAGTCAGCTGAACTTTCGGCAAGTCCTAAGGTTCTAGAAAGCATAACCCCAGATCAAGCTACAGAAGTGTTTGCTGCCCTAGATGTGGCAAACGTAACACCAGAACAAGAAGCCCAACTGGCAGAAGCTCTTACTAATGCACCAAACGATATTAAAGAAGCCCTTGAAGAAGAGGTTGACATCTATGGAGAAGGCTTTGATGACTATGTTGCCGTTGGTTCCCAGGTCGACGTAGGAGCCCGTAGAACACTTATAGCTGCCACTACAGCTGTTGCTGCGATAACAGCAGCTGGGGCTGCTACAGGCGGTCCTGGAGGCTCTGGAGGCAATTCTGGAGGAGGGAACTCTAACGGTCCTAGCGGTACTAATAACAACGTAGCTAAAAGGAATGAAGAAGAAGAAATGGCTGGAGAGATTGCCGGCCCAGGAGATGACGAAGATAGTAATTTTACAAAAAATAGTATATTTAAATATTATATCAAGGAGGGTATAGAGATGAGAGAATTTAATTGGTTAGGTTTTGGTAAGAAATTGTGGGATATAACTGCTGGTCTTGCATTTACATTTGCAGGTAGCGTAGTTGTTTACTACACACTTTCTGGAACAACCCAAACGATTGCCTTAGCCTCAACCATAACTGCCTGTGTAGTACACTATGCACATCAGTTACTTAAAAACGACGAGGAATAATTATGAGCAGACTTCTTTTAGATAAAGAAGATGTTAAATTAGCTAGCGTTAAGGCTTCTGTTGAATTGTTGTTGTCTGAAATAACAAAACAAAATAGAGAACTATTTACCCACCGAGAATTAGAAGACATGCTATTGGATATATATAATTTAATTAAATAATTTCGGAATTTAAAAGTTTTTTTAAAAATGAATTTGGCCCCAAAAATTTTTTTCCAATTTTACCCTATAAGGGAATTTTAAAAAGAAATGTGATATTATATAAATATGGTCTTAATTAAAAATCCTTCGCACGATTACATCTATGATGG